GGACGTACTAAAGTCTATGTTGACCCTTATGCAACTAACGGCGACTATGTTGTTGTTGGTTATAAAGGTACTAACAATATGGATGCAGGTATGTTCTACTGCCCATACGTTCCTTTACAAATGGTTCGTGCGGTTAGTCAGGAAACATTCCAACCTAAAATTGGATTTAAAACTCGTTACGGAATGGTATCAAACCCATTTGCTGCGAGAACTATTCAATCTCAAGGTTTACATGCTCCTGGTTCGAACATGTACTACAGAAAATTCAGAGTTGACAACGTGTAAGCCACGTTCGATAACGAATTTTAAAGGGGAGCTTCGGCTCCCCTTTTTTTATATAAATAGTATATGAAAAACTTTGAAGAATTTTGCTGTGAGAAATGTAATGAAGTATTTGACCATGTCATTACTGAAGCAGAGTATCAAGGCACAAAGGTCAAACTAAATGACCCACAAAGAACTCAAGATGGTAAATCTAAATTTAAGGTTTATGTAAAAGGTCCAAAAGGTAATGTTGTTATGGTTAGGTTTGGAGACCCAAACATGGAAATTAAAAGAGATGACCCAGACAGAAGAGCATCATTTAGAGCAAGACATAATTGTGATAACCCAGGACCAAAATGGAAAGCCAGATACTGGTCTTGTTATCAATGGAGAGCTGGCGCCAAGGTAGATAGCTAATGGTTAGCAAAAATTTTTCAGACGTCTTAGCCAGACAAACTGAGCTAAGTTTCGCAGCACCGCAACATTTCTTTTTAACAATAGAGAAAGCACCTGATATAGTTTACACAGTTCAACAAGTAAATGCACCAGTGATTAGTGCTGGTGAATTACCTATTGCAAATCCATACAATACAAATAGAACAGTACCTGGTGATACATTAGATTATGCACAATTAGATATCACATTTCTTATTGATAAAGAAATGAAAGGTTATAGACAAATACTAGAGTGGATGAAAGGTATGATTGCACCAGAATCATATGACCAATTTGCTGAGTATACTAAAAAGAATGTGACTGAAAGACCAGATGCTAGAGAGCCTGGCTTCTTAAATACAATGTCTAATATTTCTTTATTTGCAGCTGATGCAGATTTAAAGCCGCTTGCTGAATGGAAGTTCTTTGATGCATTCCCTATTTCACTAGATGGTCCTCAATATGATGCGGCCAGACAAGACGTGGAATATCTTACTTCTACTTCGTCATTTAAGTTCCTATACTTTGAGCATTCAACGTATACAAATGGCGCAAAAAATAACGATAAAATTTAGAAAAAATAGTTCTTTTTCGGTATTACATAAGTGTAGCTTGATTCACTTTGAAGCCGTTGATGAATATAGAGTCAGATTCCTGCTTTCGCAAACATTTTCACTAAGTTAGCTACTATATCAGACCTCACGATATCTTTAATACTAAACGTAACGATGGGCGCCGGCACTCTGTATTGGTGACATAAATCTACAAATTTAATTAAGTCACTATTCTTTAAATCAGACTGTGCTGGGTCTCCTAATAGTATCAATTTAGTATTATCACCAATTCTTGTAGTCACTGCTTTAATTTCATCTATTGTTAAATTTTGCGCCTCGTCTACAATTATTATACTATTATCAAATGATGTACCACGAATTGTTTCAATAGGTTGTACTTCAATTTGTTTCTGTCTTTGCATACATTCTGCACGCCCTGAACCTAATCCATCAATAAGTACATTCAAGATAGGTTTTACCCAAGGCTCCATCTTCTCTTCGATAGTGCCAGGAAAGTGACCTAGTGATTTACCTGTGGATATGTTAGACCGTGTAAGTACGATTTTTTGATATTCGCCTTTCAAAAATAGCTGCGCAGCTTTCATACCAGTACAATATGTTTTTCCAGTACCGGCTGGTCCTATTGCGACCGTCATAATGTTTTTCTGAATACATTCTAAAAGATAGTTTTGTGTTTCGTTCTTGGGCTGAATATGAAACGCCTTTGACGCATCTAATTCTGCTTGCAACGAAGCTTTTTTCTGCCTTCGAGCCATTGTGTCTCCTAGTTGTGGGTTGATTAATAAGACTCTGAACGAGTCTATTTGAAAGTGTGATTATTAGAAAAAAATTGTTTATCACAGTATATTTATTATAATGATTACGCACGAACAACTACTTTCCATGTGGGAAGAAGACGCTGGTATTGACAAGGTCAATCTTGATAGAGAGGCTACTAATATACCTAAGCTTCACCACAAGTATCTAACAATCTTATTAGATATCAGAGCGAAAAAAATCGCGTATAATCATAAACTAGAAGAACTTAAGAAAGAAAAAGAACTTTATTATTCTGGACAAGCAAATCCAAAGGATTATAAAGACAAGCCATTTGATTTAAAATTGAAAACAAAAGCGGGCGTTGAGAAACATGTTAACACCGACCCAGAGGTAGTGGACTTATTAAAGAAAATAGAGTACATGGATATACTTTTGGAAGGTGCTAATCATATTCTTGAGCAAATCAAATGGAGAAACAGCTCAATTAAATCCGCAATTGATTGGGCTAGATTTACGAGTGGTAGCTTATGAGCGAAGATGATACTTTTTCTCCTGGTCCTTGTGCAGAACCTGGTGAGATTAAAATGTTTAAATTAAAAGATGGTGGTCCATTAATTGTTGGAGAGGTAGTTTCTGAAGGAGATTTTGCTGTAAGGATAAAGAATCCTACAGTAGTATTTCAAGAAACAGATGACAGTGGTACTAACAAATTTAAGATAGGTACATTTATGGAGATTGCTAATAGAGAAGATTTTTTATTTTTAGATATTGCTTTCAAATGCTATCCAAATGAGCAAGTAGAACAAACTTACCGTGATTTTATTTCGCAAACTCAATGATGTTTATCTAAACTTTGAAGGAGATAAAGCTGATTTACAGACTTTATCTGACTATTTCACATTCAAAGTTCCAGGTGCTAATTTTACTCCCGCGTATAGAAACAAATATTGGGACGGTAAGATACGCCTAGCGAATTTAAAAGACTCTACAATTTATGCTGGTCTTGTACAAGACATAGCAAAGTTTTCTAAGGACCTTGATATTGATGTTGAGTTCGAAGGTACCAAAAAAGATATGCCTGGTATTGAGAACAATATTGACGACAAAATACTTGACGGCTTCTTAGATGCGCTTGACTTACACTCAGGCGGTAAAAAAATCCAGATGCGGGACTATCAGATAGACGCATTCAAAAAAGGCGTGCGTAAACAGAGAATGTTATGTTTATCACCGACCGCATCTGGTAAATCTTTAATTATCTATGCTCTAATGAGATGGTGGAGAGAAATACATGATAGAAAAATACTTATAATTGTACCTACAATAAACTTAGTCACACAATTAATGTCTGATTTTGTTGATTATAGTAATGATAAGTTTTCTGATATGCATGGTATAATGGGTGGAAAAGAAAAACAAACAGATGCTAGAGTTGTTGTATCAACTTGGCAATCATTGTATAAAATGAGTGCAGGATATTTTGCACAGTTTGGAAGTGTAATTGTTGATGAAGTACACCATGCACAAAGTAAATCAATACAAAATATTATGAAGAAACTAGTCATATGTCCTGATAGAGTGGGTATGACTGGTACAATACAAGAAGCAAAGACACATGAATTAGTATTAAAAGGTCTATTTGGTAATGTTGAAAAAATGATTTCAACAAAAGAACTTATTGATAAAGAACAAATATCAGATGTAAAAATACAGTTATTAAGATTAAATTATAGTGACAATGATAAAAAACTTGTAAAAGATATGAACTATCAAGATGAGATAGCACATATTATAAACCATGAGAAAAGACAAAAATTTATATCTAAACTTGCAGCAGATTTACCTGGTAATACTTTGGTAGTCTTTAGTAGATTAGACCACGGTAAAGAGTTGCATAGACAAATTGATGAGATTACTGAAAGAGAAGTACACTATATTGCTGGTGAAACAGATAAAGATTCAAGAGAAATGACAAGACAATTTGCTGAAAAGAATGATGTGACTATTGTAGCATCTCTTGGTGTATTTTCAACTGGTGTTAATATTAGAAATCTGCATAATCTAATATTTGCACACCCATCAAAATCTAAAATAAAAGTGCTACAATCTATTGGAAGAATTTTAAGAAAGACAGAAGACGGCAAACCTGCAACAGTGTATGATATTATTGATGACATTAAATGGAAGTCAAGAGATAACTTTACTTTAAGACATGCAGGAGAAAGATTCCGTTATTATACGGAAGAAAAATTTGATTATAAAATTAACAGTGTGGACATATAAATGGCGAGACAAACAAAAGATTCAGCCCATTACGTAAATAATAAAGAGTTTACAAAAGCTTTAGATGAGTACTCACGGAAGTGTAGAAAGCAAATGGAAAAAGGTAAACCAAGACCTGAGATGAGTAGATATCTTGGTGATTGTATTATAAGAATGGCAAATAGATTAGCTTTGAGACCTAACTTTGTTAACTATTCTTATAGAGATGAGATGATACAAGATGCAATTTTAGCAGCAGTAAAATATGCTTATAGATTTGATGGAGATAGATTTGATAATGGATTTGCTTTTGTGACTCAGATATTATTTTCTCACATGGTACAAAGAATTAAGAAAGAAAAAAGAAAGTATATGATAGACTTAAAGCTTATACAACAAGCTGAACAGAGTCTATTTTTACATGGTGAATTTAGTGATGAAGCCAGTCAAAAAGCAAGAGCTTATGCTGACCAAAAGCTAGGTGATATTGAAGATGCCAAACCCAAGACTAAAGCTGAAAAAGGTAGAACAGGGTTTACTCTACGGTCACACACTTTAAGAGTTAAACATGAGATTGAAGCAATTAAAGCAGGTATTACTGAGTTTGAAGTTGAAGGTAAACATTACAAAGTAAGGGAAGACAAAAAAGAAGAATTCTTTAAAGAGAACCCAGATTTTAAAGTTAAAAAGAAACGAAAAACTAGAAAGAAAACTAAATGAATGAACTGAAACCAGTTATCCTAGGTATAGCATTAACAATGTTATGTGTTGGACTTATTATATGGCTTAGTCCTTATGGTGGTCAACATGAACCGATGGATGTACTACTTAGAATATATCAACAATGAAGATACTAATCTTTGGATTACCTGGGTCTGGCAAGACAACACTAGCCAGAGAACTGGCATACCATTTTACTATACCACATCATAATGCTGATTACTATAGACTATTACATGATGATTGGGATTTTTCTGATGATGGTAGGCTAAGACAAGCTTATCGAATGGCAAGTAAAACTGGTATATTAGATTTTATAGCACCAAGACAGGACTATAGAGATATTGTTAAACCTACAATATCAATATGGATGAACACAATAAAAGAATCTGAATATGATGACACAAATAAAGTATTTGAAATGCCTCATTATTTAGATGTAGACTACACAGTAAACGAATGGATAGACATAAAGAAACTACGCAAATGCTTGGAAGATTTCAACCCTGGCATGAAGGACATACTGCTCTTTTTAAGAGAGCAATTTCCAAAACTGGTCAAGTAGTAATCTTGTTAAGAGAACAAGATGGTACTGAAAAAAACCCTTTTACTTTCGAACAAAGAAAAGAGCAAATTGTAGAAGAGTTAAAAAAGGAAGGCTACGAGTATAATAATAATTATGAGATTATAAATGTTCCTAACATTACTCATATCACTTACGGACGGGACGTAGGTTATAAAATTGAGCAGGAACATTTTGATAAAGATATAGAAGAAATATCTGCGACTAAGATAAGGGAAAAATTATTAGATGAAAATAGCGATACTGGGTGATACTCACTTTGGTGCTAGAAATAGAAATGTTGTAATTGAAGCTTGGCAAAAAAGATTTTATGAAGAAGTCTTTTGGCCTTATATAGATAAAGAAAAAATACAACATGTAATCCAAGTGGGTGATTGGTTTGACTCTCGTAAGTGGTTAAACATCCAAACACTAGCATTTCAAAAAGAAATGATGGTGTCACCTATACAAAAACGTGACATGAGATTAGATGTCATAGTCGGTAATCATGACATACCTTTCAAACATTCTCTTAAAAATAACTCACCTCAACAAGTAATTGGTAAAGAACAAAACGTAAATGTGTATGAAACTATTGAGTCTTTTGACATAGAAGACTGTAAGATTACACTTATGCCGTGGGTATGTAAAGATAATTACGAAGAAAGCTTTGAAACTATTAGAGGTGGAGGAGATATTCTTATTGGTCACTATGATGTACAAGGTGCACTTATGTTTCCTGGACATTACAGTAGAGATGGTTTTGATTTATTTGATTTTAAAGATTGGAATAAAGTAATATCTGGTCATTATCATACACAAAGTATTACAGAAAATTTCACTTACACAGGCACACCTTATGAACTTATGTGGTCTGATTCTGGTGGACGTCATGGTTTTTGGGTACTAGATACAGCAACTAAAGAATTAGAGTTTATTAAAAATCCACTTGGTTATCATATCAAATTAATATATGCAAACAATAGTGAGCCTGCAGATTTAGAAGGTGAAGATTTAAAAAATACTTATGTCAAATTATATGTAAAAGAAAAAGAATCATTTGAAAACTTTGAAAGATATATTGATGCAATTAATTTAAAAGAACCATTTGAGCTTAAAATAATTGAAAGCTTTGAACAGTTTAATGCAGATAATGTTGAAGATATTATTGAATTATCTGAAACTACAGACTTAATTAGTGAATATATTGATGATGTAGCTACAGATATTAATAAGAAACAAATCAAACAGATAATGTTAGAGATTTACGAAGAAGCAAAAGAAGCTGATGATAACCTTTAAAGAAATACAATATAAGAATTTTTTAAGTACTGGTAATAATGGCAATACTATATTCTTAAATGATAGACCTACAGTATTAATTACTGGCCAAAATGGTAGTGGTAAATCTACAGTATTAGATGCTTTGTGTTATGGTATCTTTAATAAGCCTTATCGTAATGTTTCAAAAACACAGTTGATTAACACAGTCAATGATAAAGACTGTGTAGTTCAAGTTAAATTTGACGTTAATAATACCTCTTATCGTGTGGTAAGAGGTATGAAACCAGGTATATTCGAAATTTATAAGAATGAAGTTCTTATAACCCAAGATGCACATCAAAAAGATTATCAAAAGAAACTAGAAGAGTTAATTGGTCTTAACTTTAAATCATTTACACAAATTGTTATATTAGGTTCAGCCAGATATCAGTCGTTCATGGATTTGAATAGTGGTGAAAGAAGACAAATTATAGAAGAGATTTTAGACATTACAATCTTTTCTAAGATGAATGATATTCTAAAAACTAAAATTACTGATTTAGGTCTAGATATTAAAGATAAAGAGTATCAAAAAGAAGTACATACAACAAAGATAAACGGCCAAAAGAGTCTTATTGAAACACTACAAAAGAAAACAGAACAGTCAGCTGATAAGATTAAAAAAGAGATACAAAGAGTTCAAGGTGAAAAGAAGATATTAGAAGATGAGAATGACGAATTACAAAAGAAAATAGATGATATTGCTGTACCTGATGTAAACAAAGCAGTAGACGATAAACAAAAATGTGTGACTCATGGAAATGAGTTAAAAAGGAGGATAGATGAAAAACAGAAGCGCATCACTTACTATACAACAGAAACTGAGTGCGAAGTTTGCGGACAAGAAATTTCAGAGTCGTTCAAGAACGAAAAGATTAGCAGCCTTGAAGAAGAAAAAGCGAAAAATGAGGCTCTCATCCCTGCTTATGAAAAAGCACTCGCCAAGTTATCCGAAGAATTGGAAGCCGCAAGGCTAAAACAAGAAGAGCTTACCGAGCTGATTAATCAGCAATCATCAGTAAGAAGTGAGGTTAGTACACTTAGCACTTATCTTAGTACACTTAATGAAAATCTGAAAATTGAAAATGACGATAATTCATTACCCGATGCTAAAGAATTACTAGCCTCACTATTTGATGAAGAGAAAGTATTTACAAAAGACCTTATGGATATGAGTGAGAAAAATCATTTCTATGATGTATGTAAATTACTATTAAGAGATACAGGTATTAAAGCAAAGATTATAAAGCAATATGTACCAGTTATGAATAAGCTTATAAATGTACATCTAGAAAAGATGTCAGCTGCATTCTCATTTACTTTAGATGAGCAATTCAATGAGGTAATCAAATCTAGATATAGAGATAACTTTACTTATGCTTCATTCTCAGAAGGTGAAAAGATGAGAATTGATTTAGCACTGATGTTTACTTGGAGAGAAATAGCTAAGATTAAAAACTCTGTCAATACTAATTTACTTATGATGGATGAAGTAGGTGATAGTTCTCTAGATGCTGATGCAACAGAAATGTTGTGGGATATCATATCTAATATGGAGAATACTAACATATTTGTAATATCTCACAAGGCACACAATGCAGATAGGTTCAAAAGATTTATAGAGTTCTATAAAGATGGCAATTTTTCTAAGATTAAAGACTCAAAGAAATAAATAATGTACAATGAGTATCTTTCAAGACAACGTATTTGAAAAGGCTGCTATAATTGAAAAGAAGATAGCAGGCCTTGAAAAGAAATCTAAAGCAAGTGGTATATCGTATAGTATACTAAAACAAGTGTATGACCGTGGTATGGCTGCTTGGAAAACAGGTCACCGTCCAGGTGCTAGTCAGCAACAATGGGCATTTGCTAGAGTAAATAGTTTTATTAGTAAAGGTTCAGGTACATGGGGAAAAGCTGACAAAGACTTAGCTGCAAAAGTTAAGAAAGAAGCTGTAGAAGAAGATAAGAATATGAAAGATGATGGCAACTATATGAAAGGTGTCAAACAATCTAAAAAAGACGATAGAGAAGACCAGTTTAAAAAACAAGCTAAAATGGATGATGACGACCCGAATGCTTACAAACCAGCACCAGGTGATAAAGATGCTGATGGTAATCTAAAGAAAACAAAAGTTTCTAAACACACTAAAAAATACCATCAGATGTATGGTGATAAAGAGGAGAGTACTATGTCAGTATTTACTGGACAAAAGAATATCTTTGCTGAAGCAAAAGTCAGATTCAGAAATGAAAGAGATGTAGAAAAACATAAACAAAATCTACTTATGGCTATGGAAATAGCAGTAGAAGCTGATGGTGATTATACTAATGCTGTAAAGCAAATTGAAAAATTAGAAAGAGGATTATCAAAAAATCCTAGTGTAATGGCTGCACTGAAATTCTATGCTGAAGATGTAGCATTTCCTGAAGATATCCAAAAAGAACTAGAAGAAAAAGGTCTATGGGCTAATATTCACGCAAAAAGAAAACGTGGTGAAAGAATGAGAAAAAAAGGTGAGAAGGGTGCACCTACTCAAGACGCACTTAAAAAAGCACAAGGCGAAGATATCGATGAAAGCTCTAGATTCTTAAAATATTCAGACCTGATGAAACAAAAAGCTGATATGATTGGTAAGTTTGGTAAAGCTGCATTCATGAAACCAGAAATGAAAAAGCTTGATAGACTTATTAAGAAAGAACTTAAAAAGTTAGGAATGGAAGAAGAATCGATTAACATAGACAGGTTCTAAAATGCCCTTAGATAAATCAGACGACATGGGTGATTGGATAAAAGATTTCTACAAATCTGACGCCCCACAATTCAAAGGAAAATCAAAAGAAAAAAGACGCCAAATGGCTATAGCAGCTAAATTGAATGCTGAAAATGTGTTATTAAGAGATACTGATATAACACTAAGTGAAAAGAGAGCATTTATACTAGCAGCAAGACAAGCATATGCCGATGGTAAAAAATCTTTTGTATTTAAAGAGAAGACTTTCCCTTGTACTATCAAAGAAGATGATAATCTATTTAGTGAACTTACTGATTATCTTATCACGAAAAAAGAACATTTTGGTAAAGTTGTAGAAGCTACTGATGATTCAACTGGAGATAATGTAGATGATGGTGAAGCGCCTAGTCCTGATATTGAAGATGATGAATTAGAAAAAGCTACTGATATGGCTAAACAAAGATATCAAAAGTTTGGATATGAAGATAGTGATGTCACTGGTCAAGCATTACCAGAAAAGAAACTTCAGATACCAGATATAACGAGTAGAGGTTCAGAAGGACACAAAAAATTTGTTGTATTTAGAGCAAAACTCTACAGAAAATTAAAGATAAAAACTAAAGGTGAGAAATTTGCAGTAGATGACCTACTGACTTTGTTTGACCCTAACCATATTATGGGTGCGCAAAAACATCATCCAAGTGGATTTAAGAGTATGTTGAATAAAATGTATCCAAGAGAAAATAAAAAATTAGACAAAGGTGATTTTACTGCTTACAATATCTTTATTGACCGTAGCGGTAAAGAGGTACCAGTAAAAGAAGATAAAGAATTACCACCACACACTGATATACAAGAACAAGAGTCTAGTATTGAAGGTTTATCTAAAAAATTAGCTAACGACCACATGAAATTTCACAGAGTTGGTAAACCTGTAGTGGCTTATGTTCAAAACACAGAGCAAGGTAATACGGCTATTGGTGATATTTACTTTTATACAGATGGCAAAAATGTGATTATCGCATCTGGTAATAGACAAGATGGTTTTGGCCAAAATATGAGCGATGAAGATAAAATTATAGATTTCGAACCATTAAAAGGTAATCTAAAGAAATTTGCACAGGATTGGGTTAGATATAATGGTAGAGATTATGATATTAAACTAAAGAAAATATCTGATAAAGCAAGAATATTTTCAAATCGTGGTGCCGATAATCACATGGCACCAAGAGGTATGCCAACAACTAAAGTCAAAACCAGTGACGATTATAGAGAAGCAGTAGAATACCATGATAGAGAGTCTATGCCATCAGCTGTAGATGATGCTGCAGATGTAATGTCTTCATACACTAAATTCCTGAAAAGCACTAAATCCTATTATTAATGAAGTATAATACTTACAATGAAAGTAAGTTTATTCACTGCTTATGGTGCGCTTAACAGTCCTCCAATATTTGAAGCCCTTGGTAGAGGGATTGAGTCTTGCGGTGATAGCATTGTTCACAATGATAGGGATGCTGATGTTGCTGTTATTTGGTCTATTCTTTTCGCTGGCAGAATGGAGCCTAACGCTGATGTCTACAATGATTTCAAAAGCAGAGGAAAACCTGTCATTGTCATCGAAATCGGACAATTAAGAAGAGGACTTACCTGGCGATTAGGAATTGACGGTATAAATGCAGCAGCAAAATTTCCACAACCACAAGAAGAACCAAGATGGCAAAAATTTGGAATTGATGTCAAACCTTGGAGAGAATCAGAGCTTAAAGACTATATTGTTATTGCGACTCAAAGAGGGGACTCGATGCAGTGGCATGGTTTACCGCCTGTGGAGAAATGGGTCGTTCAGTGGATTGACTTATTAAAGAAACATACAAAAAGACCCATAGTATTAAGACCACATCCTAGAGATTATCTAACAGATTTTACCTATATCAGTTATCACCACCCTGATACATTAATATCGCGACCAAAGTCAGTAAATGATATTGATAAAGTAGATTTCCCACAGTTATTAGAAAAGACACATTGTGTAATAAACTGGTCATCTGGACCAGCAATTGAAGCAATATTGAATGGTGTACCTGTAATTACAAGTCCTAATTCATTTGCATATGATTTAACAACCGACATAAAAGAAATAGAAGCACCAAATAAACCTGACCGTACAGAATGGCTAGAAAAAATGGCTTATACTGAATGGTATCAAGAAGAATTAGCGGAGGGGCGGCCTTGGAAACTTCTAAAGGAATATCTTTAATTCAGCCTAGACCATCTCCTAAAATGGAGAGAATATATGCAGCATTAGAACAAGGTTGGCCTGCTGCAAAAATTAATAGCGGATTGTTTAATAATTATGTACTATGGGGATTGATAGGTAATAATACACAAATCATGCAGAGTGGTGACAATTATATTTTCTGTGACATGCCTTATTATGGAAGGTATGACCCAAATAATGAAGACTGGGATAACACATATTGGAGATGGTGTTCAAATAGTTTACATGATAATCGTAGGTTAAATGTGCCAGCAGATAGATATTTAGATTGGAAAGAGTATGAAGTAAAACCTTGGCAAACGCAAGGTGAACATATACTAATATGTCCATCATCACAAACAATGACACATTATATGACTGGTTTGACAGTAGAGCAATGGGTACAAAAAGTAGTTGACTATGTATCAGACCAAACTGATAGACCCATAAAATTAAGACTAAAACCTAGAGGCAAAGGTACATCTGGTCCATCTGTTGCTAAGAAAAGTATTGATGATG